CTTATTCATTTTTTTCTCCAAAGTAATGTTATAATTATAAGTGTTATCATCCACATCGTATTTATAAGTACGAATGGGTTTAGTATGTAATCAATCATTATTCCACTCCTCATTATCAATATTTCTAATACGCTCTAAGGTAATTTCACTCATCTCACCACCTCACTTTCTCTAATCTCAAAATACTCTATTATTTCATCTTTTAACGGTTGAGGGTCATTAAGTATATTAGCTATTATACAACAGAAATCAGTTTGCGTTAATAGGCAATTATCAAGGTCTGTTTCAAAAAACTGATTTACAATCTCTGCATTGTATTCCATCACACCACCTCGCTTTTATCTCTAAGATATTTTAAGATTGTACGTCTCAAATCAGCACTATGCTCCTGCTCGTGGATATAATCATTGTGCAATCTACCATAAGATCGGTACAGTGTTGCCAAAAATATAGTTACGACTATAGAATAAGCTATTACTAAGTGATTCATTTTATATACCTACGTGTTTGGTTTCTGAAATTATAAAAGGCTTTTTACATCTGTTCTCTTTACCCTCTACAACCCTATGCACCACAACCATTTTAGTGCCACGTTTTTTATTTTCTGATATTGTCATTTCTTTTACTTTATTCATTTTCCTTTCCTTTTTTTTGTTTCAAAATAATTTTATTGCCGTTAATACTTCAGGCTCCAATTACCGCTTGGATTAAGGTTGAGGATTCGAACCTCGTATTGCAATGATCCATGCCTTCAACGCACATTCAACTAAAACAGGCTTAGATATATTAACGGCAAATTTTCAAATAACTTTTTTTATTTCCAAATAACTATTCGAGTTTATAACACTTGAAATATAAAAGTCAAGTATTATTTTAAATTTTTTGGGGGGAATTTCACCCCCCTTATAATCACATTAAGCTACGGGATACCATTCTTCAAATTCTGGCATTTTCAAACTTTTGCCAAATTCATCTATGAGTATCCTTTTTTCCTTACCGATGGTTCCCCAGAATAACTTCGTCATTGGTTTTAATGATTCGAATACTGGCTCACATTCTTCAGCATCGGAAGCAGAGAGTAATTTAGCGACGGGGGTAATTCCTTCATCTTTACCAAGTATAACAAGGTACATTCCTCCACCCCCAATCCCGCCCTTAACTTCCATCATCCCTAATAACCCATCTGTCTTTTTTTCGCTTATGTCAAAATGCGACATGATACTTAAAGTCATCATCGCAAATTTTTCATAAGCCTTTTGGATATACGGCTTATTCATAATTGTCCTCCTTTGGACGTTTGTGATTTACATTGTCAATTAACTGCAAGAAGCTAAAAAACAATATTAATACGAGTCAAGTCTTTTTTTATTATTTTTCTTATTGAGATCAATTAATTGCATTTTATACCATTTTAACTTTTTTTTACCCTCCTGAGACTGATCTGACGGCACTTTCTCGGCATAAGGCATACCTACTATCGCCTATATAAAATATCTCCATTATAATATAATTTTGAGCCATATAGAGCCATATAACTATTATTGATAATGAGTCTCAATAAGGCATGACATTTTGTCAGAGTCAAATTGACAGACAAAAAATAAATTATTTTTCTCTTGCTTTTTATAAAAACTCTTATTTATAATGAGACTCAATCTCATTTATAAAATATAATGCGATTTATAAAATAACACTTGCTTTTTCCAAATTTTCTTATTGTTACTGAGATTCAATCTCAATAAGGAATATTTTTCATATTGTTTTATGCTTTTTTCCTCTAATTTTACCCATATTCGCCTAAAATGGGGTCAAATTGGGTAGATTATGCCTTAATGGGGTATTGATACCATTAATCTGTAAAAGTGGCGTAAAAGGTGCAAATATCGCCAAAAAATGGTATTTTAAGTGGTGGCTTGTGGTCTTATTAATTTTAGACACAAAAAAACCCCCTGCGAGGGGGGTTAATTCGTTCCTTGTGTTTAATGATATTTATATGAGATGTTATCTATTGACTTATCCCAACATAGTCGACATTCTCCGCAATGTCCGAGGTCTTCATCTGTTTTTTCTTGCTTGGCTAAGCCTTGGAAGGCTTTTTCACTTAAAACCTTACCATCCTTATTAGTTCGGTATGAATTGCAATTGATTCCAAAAGCGGATTTATTTTTATTTACTGTTGACGTTTGGCATTCAATAACTTTCGGAGCCTTTTGGTCAATCATATGTGCCGAAAGCCTGACAGTCAGATTATCGGGGAAACTTTCCCAAAAAAGAAAATCCCGCACTATTTTATATTCCCTTGTGGGCAACCAATGTTTCACCTCTGGCGTTAGTTTGCATACTTTTGCAATCTTTTTTAGATGTTCAAGGTTTTGAATATCTCCTGAATCATGCCATCTGAAGTATCTTTTGTCTCTCTGATTTCCTTGATGGTTAATTAAATAAACCATTGAAGGAACCCATAAAGGATGGTTTATTTTTTCGGTCTTTGGTTTCATATTAATTGGATGTTTATATCGTGCATAATTACCTTTTAATGCATAACAGCCGTAACATACAGATCCTTTTATTTTTACCAGTTTTGAACCTGTTCTGCAATGCAGTGCCGACAGATTGAAGGAATAGCAAGGCATTTTAGACGTCTGACTTAATCCCGATCCTATTATCGAAGTAGCTTCCGATCTGTTCATTTTTTCACCTCATTTTTTGTTATAAAAAAGCCACCAATATATCCGATCACTAACATTAGTAAATCAAAACCGTTAATTGTGTTCAGTAGTTCCATTATTTTAGTTCCTTTTTTTCTTGTTATCTTATTTCGCCTAAATGTACAATGATATCTTGTAAATTTCTTATATGGCGATCTGTTAAACGTTTATGCAATTTATACAAGTAATGGTTAAGTATTTTGTAAGCTGTTCTAATTAGTATTGATTTCATTACATCAATCCTTCCCTTTTTAATTCGTTAATATGTTCTCTACTTTCCTTTTTTACTTCTTCTTCAGTTCCAAAAAATTCCTGCTCTATGGAATCTGAATCATTTACTTTACTCATTGGTTTTAATACGTAGTTGCCGTTCAATGTTTCCACCAGTGCAAATTCAATGGGTTTCATGTCGACTCCTTTTATTATGTTATTTAAATTCATGTCTGAACTTCCCCTATATATATGACAATATCAAGAAGTATTTTATTTAATTCATATTATTTTAAAATATTGACCCCTTCCCCCCTCATGAGAATCACTTTTATTGCTTTTTAGTACCAATACACCTTGAACAGGTTATCCATTGATTACGGGCAAATTAGACGCATTTAAAATGATTCTGTTTAATTGGATCATCTATTTTTGGGGTCTATTTTATTGGGTCTTGGTATGCAGACCATAACCCCTTCCATACCTTAAATTATTCCGTCCAAAGCCTATTTGACCTTAAATTTTAAGGCTTGGGGGGTGGGGGTGATGGTTGATTGTTAAGGTGGGGATACCCGTGTACCTCTCAAAATGAAATATAGCATTGTTTGCCCTAAGTCCAATTATAAAAGGATTTGAAAGAAAGTCCTAAGAAGAAAAGAAGGGATAGTTTTAGTGTCTACTGCTATAGGGGTATTAGTGCCTCATGTGGATTCAGGTGGAATTGGAAGCCATAAGTAATATTTTCTTGTATTAATAAGTTAAAGTCTTATATATTATAAGAATAATTTAGGAATTATAATGAATCTACCAGATAAATGGAAGCCTTCAAAAGTAAGGGCTTTAGAGTTTATGACAACATACCCAAGTGCCAAGATGGAAGAGGTGGCAGAAGAATCAGGAGTTACTAAATCAACTATACACCTATGGATGAGAGACCCAGAGTTTGTAGAGGTGTTCTATCAGAAATATATGGTTTCTTTCGGGTCTAAGCTACCATCTATCTTAAATGCCATGATTAGAGAAGCAGAAGCAGGTAATGTACAGGCTGGTAGGCTTATACTTGAGCATTCAGGTAAACTTATAAAAAGAGTTGAAATCAATAACACCAAAAGCCCCTTTGAGAAGTTCTTAGGTCAAGATGTATATGAAGCAGAAGATGCTGAATTTACCGTTATGCCAGAGAGACCGATCTATGAAAAGAAGATGAAGCCTAAAACAAAGGCTCAAGAGAAGGCAGAGATAGTTAAAATGGAAAAAGCCATAGAAAAGCGTAGAGAATCTGCCAAATGGCGTACCAGAGCTATGAAAGTAGGGGTAGAAGTCCTATCTCAAGGCAGGAAAACACCGAATCAGATCAAAGAATGGCGTGAAAAGGTAGAAAAAGCCGAAATTCTGCCATAAGTCTCACTATTACTGGCTTTATGGGGGAAAAGCCATATCAAATCTACAAGTATACCCCCCTACCAAAGCCAGATCAAATCTACAGGGTGGGGTAAGGCACTTTTTAGTGCCACTTCTCCTCGGTGATAACATCAAACCCATGTCAAATACAGACTAACCCCTTTATATACTATAAAGGATATATATAAAACTATATACAAAGAATAGTCTATATTTGATATGGATATAGGCATTAATTAATATTATGAATCTGAAATTCAATAATTAATTAATATCAATACGCTTTTTTGTTGATTCTACGTGTTCTTTTTTTGGTATCTCAATTCGTAACACTCCATCTTCAAATTTGGCAGTAACCTCACTTGATAGATTATCACCTAAGTGGAATGAACGCTTGAATGAGGAATGTTTAAGCTCTCTCACAATGTAACGGGCATCTTCATCTTCTAATTGATGCTTATCCCCGCTAATTGTCAAGACTCCATCCTCTACGTCGATACCGAGCCGTTCTTTCGTCATTGAGGGCATCTCAGCAACTATTACGACACATTCGTCATAATCTACCACATCTACCTTCGGGAAAGAACCGTGTTTAAAGGAAATTCCAAATTCTTTTTGGAAGTTTGGGAACTGGCTTTGCACAATCTTATCGAACATTGTGTCAAAGGGTGTTAGGAACTCATCTCGATTGAAATGAATTGGTACTCTTGCTATTTTCATTATTTACTCCTGTTATGCAAGTTGGCATCCTCATTATGAGCGATGCGTAAGAAACTATTTAATAATTTATATCAAGTATGTTATTCAAATTCTTAGTTCTAAGTTGTTCGACAAATTCTTCTTCAATATCCCCAAGGAAGCTATCTTCTGTCGAAACGGTAGATTGCTTTACATTAAATGAACTGCAAGCTGGGCATTCTTCACTGTACTCATCACTATTAATAGCGAGTGTATTCCAATCCCATGCACATTCATTACAAACCCATCGTTTTATATTATAATTTTTCATATTTTGATTGTATCGTTGATCTCAATATCTTCTGCCATTAGTTGGCAGTAACAATATTCTTTACAGACACTCCATCCTGATGCGGGCATACCTCTTGATTCCCAGCCTTCCCATGTGTCAAGTTCTCCAGCTCTACTTTCACAATCGGGGCATACATTTTTTGAGACAGTTATCCATCTTAACTTTCGCCCCATTTCTCCGCTTCTGCGGAATGCTTGGTTAATTCCTCCAACAACTCCTCGCTTAATGGAATTGCTAAGTTCTCCGAAGATTCTTCCATTCTCCCTAAAGTCCGTACTAAGAACCCCAATAATTGATTGTTCGCTAACACCACTTCGTGCAAGTCTTTCAATTTCTTGTTTAAGTCGTTCTGAGAAGATTCGGACATCGTAAGAGAGTCCGAGAGCAACCCACAAAAGTATTTCTCTATCTTTGTCATCTAATCCTTCTTGATCTGCCATAATATACTCTTATTTAACTTTTTAATACAAGTGGTGATTTTCTGTAAAGCGAATTCTTAATAGAATCTATGAAGGTTTTTTGTATGTCTTTCAGTTTCGGTATGATTATGAACGGTCTTGGTGGGAAATGCCCAGTTTCATGCCCACTATGGTGAACAGGTGCATAACCAACCATCTCCATCCCATCTTTGGTCTTCTTTAGACTGTTATGTAAAGCACCCGATTCATAGAGTGGCGTACTCCCACCATATTTACCTCTTTTACGTCTATCTATAGTAGATTGCTTCAGTTTTGGCTTTACCTTACCGCTTTTTATAAATTCTTTGGACAACTTTACAGATGTACCGACAAGACTATCAGATACAAACTTATCGGTTAACTTTGGGATGTCACTGGCAAGTTTATTGAAATTAACCCCTACTCTTATCTCTAACTTCATTCCAGAAGTCCTCCCCTAACTTTTTTGATTCAAAATATTTATCTTGATATTGAAGGATAATCTTTTCAACCTGTTTTTCACCCCAAGCGATTGGGTCTTCGATGATTTCATTAATGTTTCCTTCTAAGTTAACCTCAATATCATTGATTTTGTCCAGCTTCCTGACGGAATTGAGCAAAGATTGACTGTTTTGATTCGCTTTCGTTTGTTTGTCTGTTGGCATCTATTATCCCTTGTGCTTGTTCTTCGCTTAAATCTTTATTATCCCTAACCATAATTTTGGCACGGGTAATTAGATTCTGCTCCAAGTTAAATTGGTCTTTTAGTATTTGGTCTTGTATAGTCGTCGGATATTCCACTTCCTCGAAATCAATTCCAAAATCTTCAGGTAGCATAATTCCATTATATTCAGCAATAGTTCTCTCCACAGAATAAAAATCTTTTTCATAAAGTCTCCATAAGGCTATGTCGTCAAAGTAATCTTCTTTCCTCTCAAGGTCTTTAATCATTAGTGAGATACCTGATGGCACTTCACCGCCTGATTCTGCCCATTGAATCCATAGATGATTATTTGATGCGACGAGTTCAATTTGAAATTTAATATTATTGATAGATTCTGCAACATTACCACTTGGTGATGTAATGTGGTATTCACCTTCATCGCCCATGTCAAGAATCTCATTTGATCCAGTCCTCATAGATTGTTGGTCACTTCGCATACCAGTAACCCAAGGCTGTCCGAACATATTAAACCTCATTCCAAGATTCATTTCGGTGAGTCCAATATTAACCTGTTCGTTACAGTTTATTATGTCACTCGCCCCCTCAACAAAGAAAGAGTCAATCTGATCCTCTCTATGTGTGAATACAAAGGGCAATATGCCATAAGGGTTTTCAGATTCATTTAAAACTTTACCTTCTTGATCGAGTACAGCATATTTCTCTGCATCCCAATATCCCCACTGCAATCCGACTGTATTGGATAAGTCTGCTGTTTTATTTAGTAGTGGATAAATAATAGCTTCTGGTTTGAATGGATTATCACCGAAGTATGTCTCAAAGTAGTAAATTGGTCTATAATCAAACGTATCATCATTCCAAAACACTCTATTAGCAATAGTACCTAATAGACGGGTCATTCTTTCAGAGTGTTTCATTCGTACATCTTTTGTGGGGATTAGGGCATTATATACTTCCGTAGAATCACCTACTGTACGATTTGCCCCTAAAGTATATATTCTACTTATCTTATTAATAAACTTTCGTGTAAAGTTTGTAACGGATGGTGGGATTTCAGAGAAAGCATCACCAGAAAAGTATCTTTTGATGTATGACTCAGTGGCAGTCCCAGAATAGTAGTCCAGAAACTTTCTTATTTCCTCTCTTTTAGCTTGGGAGTTCATAAGTTTTGTCTCTGTCAGCTTATCTCTAATTAATTGTTCAATCATCTTTGAATCCTTTTCATTTCTTTATTTTTCATTGGAAACCTATTTGTTATTAAATATCTAAATGCATCACATCCGTGATCGTGATAGCCGTCTTTTATTGGTTCTTCTTTGATGGGTTTGCCATCTTCTGTCTCTGGATAGCGATACTCTTCAAAATCTTTAATTACATCGGTACATTTTTTATCCACATGGACTCTTCTTGTACCGTCTGCACTGGAAAAGAATCCTCTTGCATAAGATACGCTGGAAGTAATATTGCGACTTAATCTATCTCGCATACATAATATTCTCACACCACTCCTTCTGAATATCTCCATATCACCAGCACCACTCTGCCCTTGTACAGAGCTACCCGCAGGGTCTCCATAGTACGAAGTGATTGGGTATCCTTTAATCTTAATCATCTTGATTAAGTCTTCTGTTTTAATA